ATTGAATTGTTCCGGGGTGATGACGGAACGCTGAACCCTTGCGTGTAGTCCGTGAAGACCTTGCTTATGTCTTGAATGTTTTGAACGGAGAGGTTAATCGTAATATCCTCATCCCCGAACATATCAAGTTCCTGGTCACCTACGAATAAAGTTACCTTGTTTCTCATCGGATGTTGTTACGAATGTCCCAAGCGATTTCAAACGACAAGGTGTAGTTAATCATTTTCTGATTGATTTCCTTTTGGTAATCTACTCCCGAATCTTGCGGGTTAACCGTGAACTCCACGCCTTCGTAATTGATGGATACCTTCTCGCTCATTAGCAGCTCACGGATAACGTCATCGTAATTCTCTTGCACCCAACCCGTATTCAGCGTGATAACCTCTGTGCTATTCACGTCAAATCTGCGCTTCTGCATCGTTTGCGTAAGCGACTGCGGTACGGTGGCTGATATGTTGATTTGTGGCATATACTGCTCGGCAGTAAAGTTACCAGAACGGGTAGATACCTTGAAGCACGTCAGGTAATCAACTACACCAAACTTGTTGATGAAGGAAATACGTACCGGGGTGTACTTCGGTTCGCAAATAGATTCCACCGTGTAGGTGAATTGTGGCGTTATGGCATCCGTTCCGAACCCAACTTCAAACGTATCGTTTAGCACTACGGCAGAACTTGCAGCAACCAAAAACGCCTGAGCTTTTGTTTTGTCGTATGGAATGTATACGATTCGGGTGTTGCTATTGTTACCGGGCGTGTAGTTAGCGACACCTTGCCAACTGCCACCAACATTCCGGTAAAAGAAATACATCCGGGACGGAAGATAAATAGGCATCGCATAGTCAACTCCCGTGATATACAACCTGCGGGGTGTTACCATCCGTCCGCTTGTGATTGTTCCACCTGTAACCTCTTGATAGGTTAGCCATCCGTCCGTAACAAGGAACGATTGGTTGTTCTGGATAATACCTGAACCCGGTGTACCCGCATCTACATATTCGGAGGATAACGAGAACTTACACCAAACGCCTTCGGTCGTAGACAATTCGTAGTTATTGGTGGTACTGGTTTTTAGTACCGAAGCAATCTTCTCACGGATTAACTCGCTGATTTCAAACGTAATAGGCGCATCGCTTACCGACTCCTTGAACAACGTGTAGTCAATCGCTGGGCTTGTAGTCCGGTCACCGGTGAAAATACGCAGCGTCAAGGTTGCGTTAATCAGGCCATCAGTACCTCCGGCACCTTTAGTCAACGTGATAAAAATAGGTGACCTTGCCATTTGTGGCGTGGTCGGGAATGTTGCTACTGGTATTGCCATTATCTACGTGTAAATGCTTGGAAGTCTTCCGGGGTTAATTCAAATGCCTTAACAATATCAGGCGGTAGTTTGGCGAAGTTCATTTTGAACGGTGCGCTAAAAAAGTAACTCGGTTTAATACCATTGTTGTAAACCGACTTTGCGATAGCCCATTGCAGACTCTTGCGTGGGACAAATCGTCCGTTCTTATCCCGTACTCCCTCCAGGCCTTTACGCACTACCCATTGAGCGAATGCCTTGGGTGGTGGCATCTTGTTGGTGTACTTGTATGGGGTGTTGAACTTGCGCTTTACGCCACTAACGCCCTTGTCCTGGTACTCGCCATAGTCCTCCATTGAGAACGTAAGAGAAAACGAGTTTGGGCCAACCGACAAATCATAATCCAAAGAGTTATAAAGCTCCTTTGTGCTATTCTTTTTCTTCTTGGTAAGGTTCTGCCTCGCCTGTTGGATTACACGCTTTGCAAATCGCTCTAATGCGGCTTGGACAAGTTCCTTGCGTGGCATTAGCAGATAGAGATTTCGGTATTGGGAACAATCATATCAAAGGTCAGGTTCCATCCCGTTAGCAGGTTCTCAAATCGCTCCGTGAACGGCTCGCAGATAATGTCACCTTCAATCTCAAACTTATCCGTGTACAACGTGCCTCTGCGTAGTTGCGATTGCAATCCGTTCAAGATAGCAAGAGTCGTGTTCAGAATATCTTGCTGGTTATCCACGCCAAAGAACGGCTCGTTCTGGTTGCGAATGTCCTGCTTGGTTTCGTCTACGATATCCATACACAAGACCGATACATTAAAGCGTATTACGTGGTCTGCGAATGTGGCCTGGTTAACCATAATGTGCGCCAACGGAAAGATGGTCTGCTTGTTCAGGTCAACATCGAAGATATCGCCAAAGGTTACCACCTTAACCAAGGGGTGTGAGGATAGGTAATCGTTAATCTTTTGGGTGGCTAAATAAAAACTTCTCATTTCTTCATCATTGCTAATTCAATATCGTTTTTCTCTTTTTCAAACGTCAAATACGTTAGAGCTTGGTGGACGGGAAGTTTAGTAACGTCTCCAAATTTGAGGACATCTCCATCAGCAAGTGCATAGATGGATTGATACCATCCCCACTTTTGTCCGAACTGCGCTTCTCTTGTGTAGGGGTTGTCTGTTGTTTGGCCAAAGAGCGCAACGTATGTGTTGCTAATACGTTCCCTAAACGATAAAAAAAAACCAGCGCTCCAAGCACTACGGATGCGGGCATCTCTTTCATTATCTCGTCTCGCTCGTCTGTTGCCGTGTATGGTTCAATATCGTAGCGTTCTCCCTTCTCTTTTGTTACCGGGCGGTACAATACAGACATTGCCTTGTGCATTGTTGCCCAATCTGAAATATAACTGTCCAAGTCTACAAACTCCCCTAACGAGATTTCGTTTAGAGCGGGAATGAATCCGTACTTGGTTCCGTTCAATTCAATGAACTTGGTAAGACCTGGCTTTTCGGATAGGGTCTTGGCCAATGTATTTAGGACGTTGACCGCATCCACCAGGCGGACGTTCGGCAGGTCACTAAATGGAACATTGCAGAAGATTTCGAGCATCTTCATTTGCTTGAATTCTCCCTCACCTTCAATACGAGCAAAGCGCTGATATTGGTCTAGCGTGATTTCGTCAAGCGATGTTGGTACTACTAATTTCAGTTCCATAGATAAATAACTCAACGGATAGAATACCTACCGTAGTTTGGTTTAGAAACTTTATTATAGACGGCATACCTGCTCGCATCCAATGCGTGGTCCATCACGCTAATAGGTTTATTAAGCAAGTTGCCGTTCTTGTCCTCCGTCCATTTGTAGTTCTGAAGTTCTTTGATTAGATTGTTGCTCCGTGGGGTAGCAAATATCTTGTGCCGCTTCAGGATATCAATACCTGCGTTAATCGAATCCTGCCCTTTGGCAGTTGGTTTAATGTTCCAACCGAATCGGTGCAGCTCTTCAATGGATTTAGGTTCGGCACTATCCGCAAAGATTTCATCCCTGCGGTCAAGGCCTAACGATTGCAGGTGGTGGTGGAGGTCACGGTTGGTCATCCCGGTACGGTAGAGCAACTCATCCAGGTAAAGGTTATCCCCGTGTGTGTAGACTGCCACAAGTGCGCTGGGGTCGTTGGTGTAACCAAAGTCAAGTCCATAACTAATAAGTTTTGCTTCTTGTGGGATTTCAGATGTTCCGAATTGAAAGATTGTGGCACGACTCATACCACGTTCACCAAGGCCGTAGATACGCCAATAGTCTTCGTCTGTTTCTTTTAACCGTTCGATTTCTTTCTTAATCTGTTGGTCTAAGAACGGGTTATCCCGGTAGGTGGTTTGGTAAAAGTCGCAATCCTCACGGGGTATTACCCTATCGTAAATCCAATGGAAAGATTCGGAAGGGTTGTAGTCAAGAATAATACGCCCATCGGTACGAAAGATAAGCTGCTGCCAATCTTCGTAAAACAATTCGTTTGCCTCGTTAATGTAAAGCAGGTTCCGTTTACGTCCCCGAATCTTCTGCGGTTGGTCAAGGGAAATAAACTCAACAAGGTTACCGTTCAAGTGGTACTCGTGACTGGACTTGTTATGGTAGTCCTCCCGGTACAGGTCGTGGGCACGTAAGATATCGAAGAAGTCCCGCATAACCGATGCTCGAAGGGAAGGGAATGACTTACGGCAAATGGTTATGGTCTTGGCTGTATTGCGTTCGGTGTAATAGAAAATAAGCCAGAGCAGGATATTGTAAGTTTTCCCACTCCGTGTACCGCCTTGCTCAACGATAATACGCTTATCGCTTTTGATTAGGTGGTTAAATACCTTATTGGTCTGTATCGTTGCCAAGAACTTCTATTTGGAACATCTTGCCTGTAGATACGTCCAACTCCTGCCGTTCTACATAACCCCGTTTCTTTCCTTTGGTTTTAAGAAAGAAAATAGTAGCGGTTGAATTGCCATCTTTAATTTGTTTGTGCAACTGGCTTTCCGCAAAGTCAAGGGCAACGTCTGA